ACTGATACATGACATCACGGCAAAGAAGATCCTACTGGAGGAGATGGCATCAGCTTCTAAAAAAGCATGAGGATGAAGGTCTGCCCAAGGTTCAGCGTGCTCTCACAAAGCAGGCCGAGCAGTTCATTGCCAAGGCTGAAGAGATTGGCTTTGACCGTGCCTTTCAGCAGTTCACCCTGCTCGACGAGAATCTTCTCAATGTGATCAACAAGCTCCACAAGTCGGTTGCAATGGAGTTCGGAAGGCTGACAAATCAGCAACTGAAGAAAGGACAGAAGGTATCATTCTTCAACGCAAACTTCCTGCTCACGATAACCGAACTACTCACAAAGCAGGCACTCGATCTGCTTTCACTCATCGAGCAAACGACCAAGGATCGCATACTGAACATCCTCGTTCAAAGCACCGCAGAGCGGTGGGGCTTCGCGGAGATTGCCCGGCGCATCACTCCAGAGGTCGCATCGCCGGCAAGAGCACTCACTATCACGAGAACCGAGAGCAACCGAGCTGCCAACCTTGCCGCCATCGAGGCCGCAAGGCTGCAAGACTACGAGGTGACAAAGGAATGGATCAGCGTGATGGACTTCCGGACAAGAAGGTTCAGCGAGAAAGACCAATACGACCATGCCCAGCTCGATGGCAGGGTGGTGGAACTCGATCAGCCATTCACCCAACTTGGCAGGACGAACGGCATCACGGCATCGGCTGACTACCCACTCGACCCGGCAGCTCCTGCCGCTTTTACGATAAATTGCAGGTGCGTTCTGGGCTTTGAAAATAAGCGGGACGCACAAGGCAGACTAATACCAAAAAGACGATAGCAATGCCAGTCGAACAATGTAGCAACGGAAAATATCGCATCGGTGACGGAGAATGTGTGTACGACACCGAACGAGCGGCCAACCGTGCATATCAAGCGTACCTTGCCATCGAGGCGAGCGAGGAAGAAGATGACGATGACGATGATGACATGAAGCACATCGTCAATGCCATCATGCAGAAGGAAGAAACCTACAACGACTATCCTGAAGCAGCCACGAACAATGCAAAGCGTGCGCTGAAGTACAAGGATGAGAATGGCTCATCGTGCGGCACACCGGTTGGATGGACACGCGCCAATCAGCTCGCCAACCGAGAACGCATCAGCCGTGATACCATCGCGCGCATGGCATCCTTCAAGCGGCACCAGCAGAACAAGGATGTGCCATACAGCGAAGGGTGCGGTGGCATCATTTGGGACGCATGGGGCGGTGATGCAGGGGTTGATTGGGCAATTCGTAAATTGCAGCAGATTGACGAGAAAAATACAAGCATGATCTACGGATATAAGCGCATGACGCAGGATGTGAAGGATGTCGATGCCAAGAAGGGCATTGTCACCGGATACTTCTCTGCATTCAACATAAAAGACTCTGACGGTGATATCATCGTTCCCGGTGCCTTTCAGAAGTCACTAAATGAATGGTTCCCGAAGGGACGCATCAAGCACCTTCTGAACCATGACCCACGCCAACCGCTGGGCAAGATCAATGAGCTGAAGGAAGATAGCTACGGTCTCTACTACGAAAGTCAGATCGGCACACATACGCTTGGCCGCGACTTCATCAAGATGGTCGAGAGTGACCTCGTAAAAGAGCACTCCATCGGATTCAACGTGAAGGGCAGCAGAAAGGGTAAGGATGCCACTGAACTCTATGACGTAGTTTTGTATGAAGGAAGTTCTTTGACGAGCTGGGGCGCAAATGAATACACGCCTATGCTCGGACTGAAATCAATGGATGCAAGGATCGAAAGAGTCAAGAAACTTGAGAAGTTCATCAAGCACACTGATGCGACAGATGAAACCATCGAACTCTTGATGCTTGAGATCAAGCAGCTGAATCAACTCATCGAAGATTTGAGTAGCAAGTCGGCAGTCGTAGAGACACCGGCCGAGCCAAAAGTCGAGGTCGATGTAGCTAAAAATGCTGCCAATGCACTCGATATTTTGATACTCAAACATTTTTAAACAATTTTTACAATCGTACCAAAATGGAAGTAAAAGACATCGTCAGCGCGCTCGATCCGAAGCTCGCTGAAATCAAAAGCCAGGTGAGCGCAGAAGTCGCTGCACTGGAAGTTAAACATGCTGCCACTGTTGCGCAGCTGAACGAAGATGCCCAGAAGAAGGGCGAAACTCTCGGTGAACTCCGCGAGAAGATCAACGGACTGATTGCCGCCAATGGCAAGATCAAATCCGAGATGGAAAATGACGCTTTCGGTGGTGACCGGCAGAAGTCTTTGAAGGCTGGCATCATGGATGTCGTGGCCGCCAACTTCGAGGCTATCAAAAACGAGACTCCTTTCAACAGCTCCAAGGCAGTTGGAACGATGACCCTCGGCAACAACCTGACCGGCACCAGCCAGATCAGCTACACCGACAACCCCATCCTGCGCTCGTTCTTCTCGCCTCACCTCTACAACATCTTCCGCATCATCCCGACTGCCACCGGCAACGTCACTTTCCCTCGTGGAAATGCTGCCATCGGTGAGGGTTCATTCGGAACGCAGACAGAAGGAAGCGGCAAAGCGCAAGTCGACTACGATGTGACGATGGTGAACACCAGCGTGCCTTTCGTAGCCGGTTACGCCAAGGTGAGCCGTCAGATGTTGCAAGACCTGCCTTTCCTGCAAGCCTACCTCTCTCAAAGCCTGCTGGAAGACTGGAACCGCGCCATCAACAACAGCTTCATGTCAACGATCACCGCTTCTGCCACCGCCGGCAGCACCTCTGCCACTCCGGTCGCTGAAAGGATCATCGACTACACTGCGCAGCACCTGGCTCTCGGCCTCGGTCAGCCAAATGTAATCCTGACCACGCATGCAGTGTGGGCATCTGTTCTGAAGACCCAGCCTACGAACGGCAGCTACGGTGTACCGGGTGGCATTACCATCGGCGCACAAGGTGAGACCCGCATCGTGGGCATTCCTCTGGTACCTCACTCACAAATCGTGAGCGGCAAGATCTATGTCATGAACACGGATGCGTTCGCCATCGCTCAAGCCTCCGGCCTCGCTGTTCGCAGCACAGAGACCGATCAGGACGATTTCATCAAGAACCTGGTGACCTACCGCGCTGAAGCCCGTGTTGCTCTGCTTTCCTTCCAGCCTACCGCTGCGATCTACGGAAGCGCGAGCTGATCCGACCTCTGATAAATACAAAGGGAGTGAGGCCATGTGCCTTGCTCCCTTCTTTGCTTAACACATAAACACACACACCATGCCAATCGGCTCCTATTCCTCGTTCAGAGACATCATGCGTCAGGTCTTGATGCACTCCCCAAAGACCATCCTTGACCTTGGTGTAGGGCATGGCATCAACGGTGCAGGCATCCGCAACTGGCTTGATGTAGGAGTAAAAGAAAATTACCGGAATACTTGCATCATTGGGGTCGAAGGCTTTTACGACTACCACTCGCCGCTTTGGCTTTGTTATGACAAGGTTCACCACTGCACTATTCAGCAATATTTGCAGTCAATTGATTTGAAGTACGACTGCGTGCTCATGACAGATGTTCTTGAACACTTCGACAAGGATGAAGGCAATGCAGTGATAAGCAAGATCGTGAACGATGTGCTGAATCCCGGCGGCATTCTTCTTATCAGCACGCCGGCAGTGTGGATCGAGCAAGGTGCAGCCTACGGCAATGAACTGGAGACCCACCGGAGCCTTTGGCACTTCACCGATTTTATAGGCATTCAGGGCGTTGAGATCATCAAGGATGGCCGTGAGGATGACATGGGGTATATGATGCTTGTCGTGAAAATCACCAAGCCATGAAGCTGCTCAATTCTATCCATCTCTACCCTCCGCAGCACACATGTGGTGCGGAATATATGGCGCATTGGATCAACAAGGACATAAAAGCGAATGGCGGTGATGTGCGCGTCCTTCTCCATCAAGCCAACCACTACCGCATCAACTCAATGTACACCTATGACGGTATTGATGTCTTCCCACCAGAGGAGATGATTATCGAGCGGCTCATGACATGGTCAGATGCCATCATGACGCACCTTGACTACACCGACTGGAGCATCGGCATTGCGCAAGTGTTCAAAAGACCACTTTTCCACCTCATCCACAACACGAGCACATACAACCGGATCGTTTGGGCTGAAGACCCGCAGTACATCGTGTATAACTCCGAATGGGCAAAAGCACAGCTCAACTACGAGCATCCCAGCATCGTGGTGACTCCTCCATGCGATTGGCGGCACTACGACACCAACGTTGAC